CACCGCTCGAGAAAACATGCGGGCGACAAAATAATGCTCGACAATCTTCTGTTTGATTTAATGCGCGACGAGGGGGCCGTTCGAGGACCACACAATCGCCACATTATCTATGACGATCACCTGGGCTACCGGACCCTGGGCTATGGGCGACTGATGGAGCCAGACATGGGCGGCGGCCTGTCGGAAAACGAGGCTCAATTCATGCTGCGATCAGACATTGTTCGCGTCATGACAGAAATGGATGAGACATGGACCTGGGCGGCGGATCTTTCTGCAACACAACGTCGCGGCCTAGCCAACCTTCTCTTTAATGTCGGCCTTCCCAGGCTCCGGAAGTTTGTCAAAATGCTCGATGCGTTGGAAAAAAGCGCAGCCGGCGACGCGGAAGCCGCCAACCGAGCTGGCTCCGAATGTCTTAACAGCCGGTATGCTAGTCAGGTCGGAGATCGAGCTAAGAGAATCGCCGAACTTTTACGTCAAAACTAGCGACCGAGGCATCCGGTAGGCTCTAGCGATATGTCCGCGTGTTTCAAGTTGCTCGAGGACTTTGTGCATCTGTCCAGGTGACGTAATCCCGCTCATCTCCATGATCTCAGGAATCGACGGGGAGTGCTCATTTGTTTTAAACCACGATTGAATGCACTGAAGAACGTCGAGTTGGCGACGCGTTAATCCAACTTTAGGTTTTGAAACTGAACGCAATTCAGACAAATCTTCACTAAGCGTATTCATTTTAATTCCTTTTTCACTGAAATTTTCGCCAGGGTCGCGTTGTATCGATCCCGCAGCCGCCCCTGAGTGTCCTCCGGCAGATGGCCACGGCTCGAAACATTTGCCAGCCACAGGTTTTTAAGAGTGCGGCGGATTCTATCCGGATCACCTGATTTTGACGCAATTCCGTCCATTCTTTTTTGGAACTCGATTGCGTATCCCTTGGGATCAAACGCCCGCAGCATGTCGCCATCCTCGCTGTAAAGCTCAATGCCCTCGCTGGCCCGCGTCCCATCATCATCCTCCTCGCCGGACACCTGGCCCGTAATCGCCTGGATGCCGTAGCGCCTGGCAAACGTGATCGCGGACCCAATCCCCTGGGGATCGAGCTTAGTTGGATTCAATGGATATTCGCCGGCAATATATTGGCCACTGCGATGACCAAGGATTACGCGGAGAGACATCATCAGCCGGCCGCTCGAGGCCGCCGTGGGCAACGCTAACAAAGCAAGCCCGTGTTTCGGCCCCACTTTCTGCCAGGTCCTCCACACCTCCTGGACGTTCGAGTAGTTGCCCCAATTACCTTTTGCGTTTTGCTCGGCTGACCCCATCTCGCCCTGGGCCTTAGCGAGTGCAGCAAATAGCTCACCGACCTCCTCGCTTTTCTCAAAGCTCATAGCAGCGGTTGCACGGACAGCGTTTTTAACCGTACTGTCCGCGCTTCCTTCGCTGGAACGGTTCGCGCTTCCGTCGCTCCGTAGTTTCTCACTGGCCAGCTCACCATGAAGGTGTTGGACGATTCCCCCTTGACCGTCTGCAGCTCCTCCTCGAACCTCACCACTCCGCGTTTGTGATTGCCCAGGGCTTCCTTGATCTGCGCTTCGCATTTGTCGATCACCTCCTCACCAGATTTTTTAATTCGATGTCCATTGATAAAGTCCGCGACGTAATCGGCAATAGGTCGGCCGTTACCATCGTCGAGACCATTCAGCTCAATGTCGCCTTCATCATCATCGACTGTTGGAAAAACGGTGTTGCCATCAGCCGACGTTTGGAACGGATACCAGCCATCTGCGCCATCGCTGGCGAGCAGTTCGTCCAGGCGAGCGCGAAAGTCATAAGCCGCCGCCTCGATGCGGTCGAGGATCTCATCGTCCCGCCTGTAGACGTAATGGCGCGTCTCAGCGCCGGCAAAACAGATAGAGACAGAGCCCCAAAGTAAATTAGTCGCCCAGACGGGCGCTTCCTTCGGCAGCTCGACAGGCTGACACAGCATGGCGCCAAAAATCTGGCCAGGCCCTTGCCAAAACGGCGGTACTGAATAGCGAGGAAATCGTTGCGTTGTGAATTTAAATTCCTGGACGCCGAGATTGTCCGTCGTATCGATCTCGCCGCCCCCTATCACCTCGATGTTCCGCGATGCGTCGGTCTTGATGATTTGCGTTCCAAGCGCGATCTGATCGGTAGAACATTGCAGCGGAACCCCCTCGATGCCGAGGGCGAGCGGACCAGGATAGAGAGCGGCTCGGAGTTCAAGAGCCTGGTTGCAGCGATTCGCAATCAATGGCTCGACGTCATTCCCAAAATCCATGAGCTCCTGGTTGTCAAAAGGCGGCGGTTCAATCCCCAGGTTCGCCTCATAAGATCGTCTAAGGATGTCATTCGCGGTGGCCCAGGGGCTCTCGCCCAGGGCGGCAGCGATTACTGAACCGGTAAGGCCAGCAGCACTGTCTGTCAGTTTAGGCATGGCTGGCCGACCTGGCCGAGCTGGCTAACCTGTAGATCCTGATGGTTCTAGCGTGTGCTGCCTTCCTCTGAGACGCCACATATCCGATGGGCTCGAAAAGTTTGCCTTTGAAAACGGCACCGAAAACGCTTGGGTGAACGCCGGCGGGCAATGGAAGGCGAGCCCGAACGTCGTCAATCGTGACCCTCCCGTGTCTTTGAGCTATAGTGATAGCCAGGGATCGTGCCTGAGCAAGGAAACTAGGCTGGTCCCACTCGAAATGGCGATGAGCCTTGTCCCGCTCGGCGCGGGCCTCGGCGAAGTCAAACAGATCCGCTGTCATCGGATCGGCTCCATGAAGATCGCCGAGCACGAATGGTCGACCGCGCATCCGATCAAAAGCGCGGCGTAAACGACGGCAATTAGGCCGGCGAAAACAGCGACGCCGCCGATATACTCAATAGTTGTGCTACTAAATTTTGGGTAATGTTGTCGGCTTCCTCCATTGTATATTATGCGACAAACTTTATAGATTAATGCCCTAAATACTCCCATTTTTGGGTTCCTCCTTGGGTTTGCGGGAATTTTATAAATTCCTGACGGTACAATTTTTCCGCCCTACCATATGTAGTATGCCGGTTGTTTCCTGGTTTTACCACGTTTTCATCCAGTTTTTTTGATGTTTGAATCCCAACGCTGAGCGACGTTTGGGTCGTTGTTTTCAGCCGCTACATCAGCCAGCTTACGGTGCGCCGCGTAAATTTCTCGACCGGCTAGGCTCATAATGTAGGCGGGCCGGAGCTTAACTTCGTTAACAATGTGGTCGAGCGAATTTGCTAATTCCCGCAAAATGAGCGCGGTCCATTTTATATCATCGATGCAGTTAATCGATGTCTCGATCCGCTGTCGTCCCGTTGTGTGTGAGAGAAATGTTCTCGCGTATGCGACTTCCGATCTCGCTTTTGAATTTAGCATGAATGAGCTCGCTCGGTGAGAACGGCAGCAGTAAATCTTGGCAGCGGTGGGTTTATATCAACAAAATCGATTCCCTCTTCGGAGAAACTGCGGCACACGCCTCTCGCAATCACGGCGACGTCTTTATAGACGCTGATAGTCTCGTTCGCGTCTATTTCATTCACAAGCTGCTCCAGCCATCTATGATAGTCTTTGCCGGCCATCCAGCGCTGCCATAAAAGAACGGCATATAAACAGCAACTGGCCTGGTACATATCGATTGCCTTGAAAGTTGGCGCAACACCTTTTTCATTCCCCTTTGACGCGGGAACATAACTAAACATTCCCTGGACGACGCCATCGTCGATAGTAGTGCGTAGGGTTTGTTGGGTCGTTTTTATTCCGACGGTCGCACACCAGGCCATTATTTCCTGGATTGTCGCGTGTGCTTCGGGATCCCCCGTCCACAGGTAGCGGTAATGATTATGAACAATGGCGTGGGTAACCATTCGCGTTTTGTCTGAAAATTGGACACCATCCCACTGTTTGAATGCGCTGGGCATCATCATCGCGCCACTGTTGGCAAAAATTCGACTGCTGCTGTAATTAAGAATCGCAATGTATTCTTCGTGGAGTTTGACGCCTTCGGCTTTGTCCATATCATCGAATAAGCCCATCCGAGCATACTTGTGAGCGCGTTCGGCGTATTTTTTTATAATGTGCAAATGCAGCGAATTAATCACGTTAATCTTGGGATAGTCAGCGATCTCGATGGTGACCTCGGGTTTTAATTCCAAGCTGGAGCGATTGTACGGTTCAATGGTCGCCCACTCCGCGATTTTTCGTGTTTCTTCAATTTTTGTTGTCATTTAGTTCTCCCTTAGTGTGTGATTGTTTCGCTAAATCAATCCAAAAGCTATACGAAAAAGTAGTATGAAATTTTCGTATGACTTTTTATGCTTATCTCTTCATAAATTTTCGTATGACGTTTTATAAAGAGATCCTTTAGGCCGCTTGAACGCCCCGATTTTTCTGCAACTTCTCGATGCGCCTAACCAAATTCCGGACACTGCTCGGGTGCCACCTCACCCACTTCTTCGCGGTCTTTTTCACAACCTTGGCGGTTTGCTGTTCCTTCCACCTGGTCTGCGGCGGGTGTTTAGAGTTATTCAAAAAGTCGCACATCATCTGTAAGGTTGGGGGCCAGCCAAAATGTTTTTCATGATGCTGACGATACGCCTCGATGATTGGCTCCATATGTGCCGCAAACTCGTCTGAATCCTCAATCCGTGCCTTGACCGCGAGCTTTTGTCGTCTTTGCCAGTCGGGCTCGCCCTTCTTCGTCTGAGCTCCAAGCCGCTCTCCCCTCGCCCGCTTTGCTGCCAGGGCATCCTTTGTTTTCTCCTGGATGTCGGCCGCGAAATGCTCGGCCATCACGGCTCGCATCTGAATAAACGTCCGTCCAGCTCCGACGTATTCCATCGGCGTGTCGCAGATCACGATGTCGACCTCAGAATCCAAAATTGCCAGCAAAGTCGACGCCTTACGGCCGAGCCTGTCGAGCTTCGAGACAATCAAGCTCGCGTTCTCTTTTTGGCAATGCTCGAGCGCGTCCAACAAGCCGCGCCTGTCGTCTCGCCGCCCTGACATAATATCCCCGTAGCTCCCGACCAGCTTCCAGGTGCCGCCGTTGAGGTGCTGGCGGATCGCTTCCATCTGGGCTTCCTGACCCAGACCCGACCTCCCCTGTTCGTCCGTCGAGACGCGGACATAGCTCACAAACTTTCCGCTATGTCGCTCCCCTGCTCCCTTATCTCTCGCACTCATCCGGCAATTCCATTCACGTTAAAATTGTAAATTTTTATCGCGTCCTCCCAAAGATGCAATGCGTCCTCATCATCCATTGGATCGATGCTAAAAACAGAATTGGCCATTCCACAGGTTGTTAGAATGTTGGCTATCCCTGCGGGGGTGTTTGCCCAACCGATTGAGTGACGGGTCGCGTCAAAGAGTTCGATACCGCCATCGCGCTCGTTCATAAAGCTGATTAACGTACCGTGCATTTCCTCCCAGGCATGGATTGATTTCATATTAATTTCTGCTCCCTTTCTACTGTTGCTATCTATATAAAGCGTCTAGATCATGTATACAAGAAGCAAACCTAAAATTTATCGCTTTCCAGGATTAGTTTGGCCGCCTCGAGGCGCAAGTCTTCCTCTTTGGTGTTGTTCCAGGAATGCAAGCTCAAGGCTTTAACCATGTTTCGGAGAGCTCCTCGGGGCGAGCCCTTTCCCACAATCTTCCAGGCATCTTCAGTCGTCATGTCGCTTCTCCCTTCATGCTGCGATGTCAAAGAGCGGAAGGCCGGCCAGCCGTATGTCGGCGGGAACCTCCACAGGCCGAGGCGTGATCGGCAGCGGGATCACTTCGGCCGGCTTATTCTTGTAGGCGCCGTTATTGACGTACTTGGTCCGCAGAACGCGGTAGAGCTTTTTCCAGGGCTCACCGTGGCCCGAGGCGGCCAAGTCGATGGCGTGAGCCAACTCATGCGCCAGGGTCAGGGCAATCTTTCCGTCGTAGTCATCGAACACGGTCGCGCCAATCTCGGGATCGGCCGCAATGCTCTTATATTCGTTCTCAAAGTATCCTTTGGTGGCTATCGCTTTTAACAAAGTTGCACCTAACGCCCGACGTCCTGGCGAGGTCATCCATCCGGTTTTTTCCCAATTGTCTAAAAACTCACGGTAGTTCTTTAGCCGGACCGCTGGGCCCATCCGCGCTTCATGCAAAATCCAGCCAAGGTTAATATTCATAATTGGAATTTTTACGCCGGCCCGCATCCGATAACCGGCCGTGCTCGAAACTTTCCGATCACTAATTCGTACTTTCAAGTCAGTCCGAAAGGTTTTGGGGAGATCGAACTCGATCTCCGCCAAGTCAAGCAGCTCGCCAAGCATCCGGTGAACTTTCGTTTTAACCTCAATACCGGTAACGCTCATTTCCCTTCCTCAAACATGATTATTGAAAATGTGAACTCCAAAGCCCTTTTTCTCGACCGCGAAAATGTCGCCGTTATGCTCGAGGTCTCGGCCGTATGCTTTGAAGTCGAAGTAATTAACCAGGTAGTCCGGAATTTCCGCCAAAGCCCCAGTGTCCTCCAAGAAATCCCAGGCGTATTCCGTGACGTTTTCATAATCGCCCAGGTAAGCTTCCTCGAACTTCTTGATAACTTCTATAATGTCATCGGCACCGTCCTCGTATTCGGCGTAGGCTTTAAAAGCCTCGCCGTGTTCCTCGAGCGCCTCGGCTAACTTCGCCAAGTTGTCCAGGTCAGGCCACTCACCACCAGGCCAGGCATTCCCAAAACCTTCATGGTCAGCAATGAACCATTCATCGCCGAACTCGGGATTTTCTTTGTACCAATCAGCGTTGAGCTCATTGACTTTGGTGTCGGCCTCAGTGGCGTCAATCCATTCACCTAGTAAAACGCCGGCGTTGTAAGCGCCTAAACAACCAACCCAAATCCGTGGAACTTCGTGTGTTGCGGTCATTGTTTCTCTCTCCTTTCTCCTCTTTCACTCCTTATATAAGACCTCTGGATCGTGTATACAAGACCCAGACGTTAAATAATTCGATTTATTTTTGAGGTTTGTCATTCCCACACCGATTTTCACCATCCGTTTAGACCTGGATCTCAAGGATCAGCTTCGCGAAGAGGTCGCCAGGCGCCGGGAGACCGGCCAACGGTCCACGATGTCATCTGTCATTCATGAGCTCGTCATTGATGGCCTGAGCAAGCCTCACGCTCGTTCCACCTGGTCACGCCTGACCGCCCTCGCCCGTCTCAATGCGGCGTAGAGGAAAGTATGGAGCGATCCGGACCACTATTGATGGAATTACGTTTGCCTCTAAGGCAGAAGCCGCTCGCTATGTTGAACTCAAGGCACTCGAAAGAAATGGCGAGATATCTAAGCTCGAGCTTCAGCCTAAATTTGCGTGTGTCATCGATGGAAAGAAGATTTGCGACTATTTCGCAGACTTCGCCTACTTCGATTCCACGCGGCGTGTCATCGAGGACGTCAAGGGGATCGAAACGGCCGTCTTCAGACTTAAAAAGAAACTCGTCGAAGCGTTGTACCCCTGCATCAAAATCGAGGTTGTGAAACGTGCTCAGAATAAAGGGAGGCGCCCAACACCGCGTCGACAAAAAGTTGGAACCGGCAATGCCACAAGTCGAGGGTAGAGTGGTCGCAGCAGAGTTCTATTGGTTTGCCGTGGATCAGGGGTGGGGTTTGCATCGAATGCTCGAGGAAATCGGCCGGCCGGCAAAGAAAGACCAAATCCTGACAATTGAAATCGTACAGAAGGAAATCTAGGCAGCTTGGCGTGATTTAAATTATCTGCGGTATCTGCATGACTGATTGGATTTACGAAAAGGGCGACCTTCGGATCACAATAATGTGGGTTGGGCGATGGAGATCGTGGTGGTTGGGTGGGTGGAAGCCCCATTGGCCGGAAAGAAATAGCCGCGACCAACGAAAGTTTGGGTGGGTTGAGCTTGGGCCGATCACGATTCGATACGAAACCGGAGAGCGACGCCTCGGAATTATTCAGCATGACTACTGATTGGGGCGCGATGATTAAAGAGATCAGGCTCGAACGGCGTATTGATCGCCCGACTTTGGCTCAGGCGAGCGGCGTTCCCGTTCGGACCATAGCGATGTACGAAGCGAAAGTAATCCCGAACCCTAGCATTCGGAAGATCGAGGCGCTTCTTACAGCGTTAGGCTATGAGCTGGACGCGATGAGGGCCTCATGATCCCCAGGTTTGCAGTCGTTCCGGCCGACGTTGTTCTTGATGGAAAGCTCAGCCTCCATCAGCTCCGCGTCCTGATGGTCCTAGCACTCCATGCTGATCGGGACAGGTCATCGTTTCCAAGCCAGGCTCGAATAGCTGAACTGGTCGGCTCCAGCCGGCCAAGGGTCAACGT